ATTAAACTCCTCAGTGGTTTCACGGGTGCTAAACTTTTGCAGATAGTACGCTGTGTAGTCGTCGCCACCTTCATACGTATCTCGCCACTGGGACCAGTAGCTCATATCGCGAAGGTAGTTCGGGTGACGCACGTTAATGATTAATTGTTTTGGTGTATTCATTTATTTGCTTCTAAGTAGTTGGCTGCTGCACAGCAAAGCGCAGGATCATCTTGAAGTTTACCGAGTGCTGTATTACAATTATTACATAATAAACCACGAATTTTACCGGTTAAATGGTCATGGTCAATATAAAGTTTTTGTGATTCCAAACCACAGATGAGACACTTTCCATTCTGTTCTTCAAACATTGTTGCATAATAACGTTTACGATTTATATATTCACTTACATATACTAGATTATTCTCTGTGTCCCGATTTAAATATTCAACAGCACTATCTAAAATTTCTATATTATCCCGAATTAAACCCAACATTAAATTACATTTAAAACAAAGTAAACCACGTATCTTACCTGTAAGATGATCATGATCAACACAAAAATTTGGAAGTGGACTCGTATCAGTTGTTCCGCAAATTGCACACTTACCGTGTTGCCCTATTAATAAATCTTGATAATCTTCTAAAGTAAGGCCAAATTTAAATTTTAATCTAAATGAGCGGCATTTTAATGTATTTCTTTGCTGCCAGTCCCTAGTATAATGTGTCCTCTTTCGATAATCGGTGCGATGTTGATTTTGACATTGTTTACAACTTGGAAGTATATATGGTTTATTGTTTCGTTGTATTACAGAATATTCTGTTATCGGCTTTCTCTTACCACATTTTGTGCAAACTTTTGTTTCCATTATAGAAAACTTCCGATCGAGGAATTTGTAGAGAACGCAGCTGCCAAGGGTAAAGCTATTTCGGCGTAAACTTGTGCGTGAGCATAGTGATCTGCTCCCGTTTCAATGTATCTTGCTTTCGGGTTTCCATTTTCATCTTTCTCGTATGTTCTCACTAAAGCTTTAATATGGTCTTTGTATTCCATTGAGGTGTCACGTGGCAATAGTATTCTTTGTGTTTTATACCTACCAAGTGTGGCGTCGATCCAATTCGTTCTATCTACAGTAGCAATTGGAGTCCCTAATTCATCTTCAACCAGCGAAATCTCTTTACCACTTTGTCCTTTTCTGTACCGGCACAAACTGATATAGCCAGGAAAGCGTCTTGCAAATCGTCTTGCATCATTGATTTGCGGATCAGCGTCGATCACGCAACCCAAAATTTGCCACTCTCTCATTAAACCATCAAGCCTATCAAACTCATCTCCTGGTAACTTTCCTTCCCACAGTAACTTCCCAATTGCAGCCACATTTAGATCACGTTCCATTTTTTTAATTAGCCACTCAACAACTACGATATGATTCCACTTACCCTGATCAACTCCCATCGTTATTAGTCGTTCCCCACCTGTTGTCGGGCGTGTATCAAGTTTAGTATGATTCCGAATACAGCTAACAATATCTTCCTCGCTAACTTGGGCACCCTCCCCGAGATAAGGTAATCCTAACTTAGATTGATGAAACTCTGTTGATGCTGCTTCGTCTCCAACCCCTCTAAAATGTGCTACAACAATGTCGCCCGGTGTAACAGTGTAGGAGTATAATTGATTTATATAAAAACTACGGTTATTTGGATCATTGTCAACTGTCGGATGCCATTTACCATTGCCTAAGAATGTTGGTTTATCTTCATGTTTAATAGCATGTTGGCATTCTTTACATTTTAAATGCGACTCTTTACATCTTGGATCATTTACATGATCCCCAATAATTTCCACACAGTCCGGCCAAACAAATTCTGTCCACTTGTTACAATATGGGCATTGAAAAGTCCAGTGTTCTTGTGTTCCTTGAAGATATAATTTATGTATTCCAAATTTAGGAATCGTCGGTGTCGATATCGACCAAACCCATTTTTCTAAATGCCCACTTAACCGTTCTAAAGCCAACCATATTTGCTTCTGGTCCATTTCGTCAACTTCATCCAGGATCAGTGTTGAAACTGGAATTGACTTTAAATTACTGTCGCCTCTTGAACCTCTGATATAAAGATTTACGCCTCCAGCCTGCTTCAAACCTACGGTATTTGTTTCTGTAAATAACGACTTCAGATAATCACTGTGTAATAATGCCGTACTAAATCTTGCTTTACTGAAGTCACTTGCATTGATACTTGTTGGCAATACATATAATACATCTTGTTTTAACACATCAAGCGTATAAAATGCACGATTGATTGCTACCTCTGTTATCCCCATTTGTGCTGCCTTCATGGCAGTGTTAAACGAAGCCTTGGAGTCGCTTATTTCTCGGCACCAAGGATGGTACTTAAAACTATACGGTCCTGGAAACGGTTCTCCCATTATACGTCGATACTCTGACCACCTGGAACAGGTTGTCAACGTGCGACTGCGCAAGCCGCTGGAGATCGCTTCTCGAAACTCTCGTACTAAATCTTCGTTCATTCATTGTTTTAGAGGCTAGGTTACAGGCTCGCGGGCGTTCGCCACTTCTGCGTGTCGCCTGCTAGCCTCATGTTTCATTATTTATCTTGTGGAGGTGGTTCTAATAGAACAACCAAGCTTAAAATTAGTTTCAAAATTGTAAGCCAATTATCTTTAAGCCACTGTAGAATTGCTTCCCAATTTATACCTTCTTTAGGCATATTTTCATGGGTATACTTTTCTACTTCTGCTAGTATATTAACTCTTCCGGCCTTGTTTAATCTCCGACGAATTGGATGCCGCAACACAAGCATGATCTGGTCATACTGTTCTTGTGTTAGTTTGCCTGCACTAAACGATTCACGTGCCGCACGCCGATATAATACTTTAAATTGCATTTTTCACCAAATCTGATAGTCTGAATTTTTCTTTAAAACTGTTCGGATATCTGATTCCGAAACAACTCCAACTAGACGCTTTATTTCTGTGTCACCATTAAATATGATCAAGGTTGGTAGACTGTTGATTTTGTAGCTTTCTGCTACTTCCTGATCATTTCTTGTATCTACTATAGCTATTTGATAACCTTCTGCTATGAGTTTATCTATGACTGGGGCCATTTTTTTACAACCCTGACAAGTCTTAGATGTAAAATACAATGCTTTCATCTTCGTAGTAACCAATCTAACAATCGTTTGCGTGACGGTTTTGGAATAATATTATAATCTGGTACAGTTGGCTTGACAGGTTCTATAGGTTTAACTGGTTGGGGTTGTTTTGCAAGTATAGCAGCAATAATTGTCAGCAATTCTGCTATTGACTTTCCCCACGCAACCTTCTCTTTCTTAGAAACCTGGAGCAACAGTGTTCGCAATAAAACAACTAGTTTACGCCACAATATAATCATATACTTACCACAAGTTGTAGCTCTGTCTGGGATAGCCTGCGTAGCAACTCAAGGCAATCGTATCACCCTGCCGACAAATACGATCAATAACACTCGAATCTGCCCAAAATGATCCGTCAGGTTGGTTATGTCGTTTTGGCCCATCAATCCAGGAACTGCCCCATGAGTTCTGAATCAGCCCACCCGGTCGAATATATTCGTCGTCTATTCCAGCCAATAACATCGAATGCATCCACGGATTACGGCTAGGTGCAAGAAAACCATCCTTGTCCCTGCCACCACGGGTATTAAAACCCTGGCTGCTACATAAAACTACGGGGTAACCATTATAAATACAGTCACGGGCTTCATCATAGCCTCGAACTAGAGTGACGCACCCAACTGGATGTAAACGGCACAACGGCTCTAATTCATCGGGAACACCGGTTCTTCCAAGTTGATCCGCGACTTGGCCACTGTAGTCAGTAAAATCCCACTTCAAGTATTTCTGACGCAACAGGATGCCGTAACGCTTTACGAACTCAGCAGCCACAGTTCCTGTCATGCCTGCCCGCCAAGTTTTATTATAACTCTTTTTGGCTATTTCAATACGACCACCAGCATAAATAATTTCAGTGGCGGCTGGAGCAATCCATAGTTGTGGTGATTTCCGCTTAATAATCTGAATCGCAGTTAAAATATCAACACCTAAGCCATAGCCATGGCTAACACAATCAGATGTCTCCTGCGCATGTGGGACGAGTGATTTGCCAGTTACCTGTTCTAGGAACGGCCACAGAAGGGCAATCTTACCTTTTCCAGTTCCACGTATATCTTCATTAACTTGGCTGAGGTACGGATTTTTATTGTTTTCTACGAAATAACGTGCAACTTCGGGTGAATCTAGCCAGCCAGCTTCAATGCTCTCGCCCCGATGAGCCTGACTGGCAAAACTATCAGCGAAGCCATATTGCGGTTTTACAAGGACCGCAATAGAAGCTAAACCCGCCCACTTTAAGAAGTTTCTTCGATCCATGTCTAAACCCTTACTTAGAGGCAGTGGCTAGTCCAGCGGCGATTTCACCCCACATCTTAGCATGTTGCTCAGGTGTCACCAGCAGACCTGCCTCTGCTTGGGTTCGCATTTCGGTCTGTAATTTCTCTAGGCATGGTATCCAAGCCGCTAGGGATGCACCTAAGGCACCTTGATTCGCAGTCTTTGTGGCTGCAATAATTTCTTCGGGTGTGGTTAATTTGCCACTTTGAATCTCAATCTGAACAGCGGCAAAACTAGCTGAAAGTTTTCCAGCTTCGGTTTTCTTAGCGGGCGAAATAACTAAACTTGTCCACTCAGCTACTTTGCCAGCTAAACCTACAACTGGTGGCCCTGGTGGCCCTGGTGGATTAATAGGGTTGACAACTTCGCCTTCTCCGACTATAATAACTACTATCTTGATATCAACTTCGTTGCCATTAGCACAAGCTACAACAAACGTGAAACTACCAGGTACGCCGGAAGAAAAAATCACATTTTGACCATTATTATAAACTTCAAAGTCAACGCCTTCGGGAATAACCACCCATTTGAAGGTCTTACCAGCAGACTTGGTGACTGCTAACCGTGCGAGTTGTCCAACTTTGACTTTTTGGGAGCCTTCGACTATGATTTCAGCCTTGGTGCTACCAGTAATATTGTAATTAGGCCGCAAATTGGGCACATATCTGTCCCAAACATACCGACCTAGTATACTAATGCCTAGAATCAATGTTAAAAAAATCACAATATTCTTTACTTTTTCCACTTGTCTCTCCCGTAAATAGATTGGTAAATCAACTGCCTCTATAAGTATTGTAGTCGTTACAACCCTAAAATTGCAAAAAATCTGTATATTTAGACATTATATATTAGTAGTCTAGTATACATTATATTGGCATTATAGTTGCACATTACCTAAGAGTTAGCCACTAAAACTACAGATTTAAGGAGGTTTTATGCGTTTTCACGTCCTCGCACTCCCGCACACTGTAACGTCAAAAGAGTTCGTATCTTGTGCGTATACCCAAAAAATTGTTAAATTTGCAAAAATGATGACTGAACGTGGGCACACAGTTATTCATTATGGGCATGAAGATTCAGACTTACTATGTACTGAACATGTGAGTGTTTTACCTCGTGAAGACTGGAAAATAGCTTATGGGGACCATGATTGGAGAAAGCACTTTTTTAAATTTGACATAAATGACCACGCTTATCAGACATTCTATCGAAATGCCATTAGAGAAGTAGGTTTACGCAAGCGACCTAATGACTTTATTCTACCGTTCTGGGGCTGTGGGGGTAAGCCAGTTTGTGATGCACACCCAGATATTATTTGTGTAGAGCCT